TAAAGAAGAGCTACTATCATTGTAAAACTGAGCAGCTTGAGAGACTATACAACTTACACCTGTTGCATTAGACCCTGTATAATTAGCTAAAACTCCTGAGTTTGCATTTGTAATACTTGAAACTTCAAAAAACTTATCTATATATACGTTTGCTCCTGAGTTTACTGCGGTATCTATAGCTGGAAAAATTACTGCTCCAGGACCTGACCCTCCAGGAACAGAAGTAATTATTCCGTTATACTGCTTTCCATCTGGCCCTGCTCCATCTATTCGTATTTTAAATCCGATATGATCCGATAAATAAGAATTTCTAGTTAGATTCTGATTTAAGGCCATGGCAAAAGTAAAAACAGAAGAAGCAGTTGTAACACTTCTAGAGTCTTTTGCCATTCCAGTTGCTAAAGTTGTAGAAATACCTCCAGGAGTTGCTCCTCCATCTGAAGTTACTAATTGAATAAAACGACGTCCTCTAGCTAAATCTACGTCTTTAAACATATCTGTTGCAGTTATTACACTAGTACTTGCAGTAATACTTGCATTTATACGATACTTCATTCGTATCTTTTTATAATTTTCGTGGTCTATTAAAGGGGTGTCATTTAGATAAATTCCTGATAAACCACCCACAATGCCATTAATAGGCCCTGCACAAAGTAAGTCATAGATAACACCATACTGTCTTTCATTATTTTTTGCAGCATTGGATAAAGAAGCGCCAGGTAGGCCAACTTCTACATCTACATCTATTTCTCCGGTTATCATTATATTACTCCTTACTTCGCGTGGGTATTACCTTTATGATCATTAAACTTATCTTGTGGACCTTCTGGTACAACAGGATCTTGACTTTCATCGGGAGTATCAGCATTATCTGATGTAGTGCCTCCTGCTGTTACTGTTGCTTTTTCATCTGCTTCATCACCAGTATCTTCTGACGTAACAGTAGTTTCATCTGCTTTTGGAGCAATATACTCTCCCCCAGTATAATCTATTAGCATTTTTCCTTCGTCATCATCAGTATTTGTATATGAACCAATTACAATTGGCTTGGTATCATAGTTTACACTAATAGGGCTTCCTCCAATTACAAGTTCTCCATAGGCCAGAGGAACGGGCATACCTTGAACAGAAGTATTTGTTGCTCCACCGAATAAATAACCCTTATTTGACTCTGCCGCATCAACTTCTGGACCTGGAGCAAGTAACTGTGCAGTTCCTTGTAGTGCTAGATTTGTTGCAACACCAAGACCTAATCCTCCTATTGTTAGCTTTCCACCTGTTCCTATTACACCTTTTGCAACAAAGTCTGCAAAAGCTGTACCAAGTAATTGAGGCTGCAATATAAGAACGGTAAGTGCAATAGCAGCTATTAACTTTCCTCCACCTGTTTTTGACCCAGAAGGAACTTCAGTAATAACTATATCCTCATTATTTAGACTAAGTAAAAGATCATCAGTATCCTCTAAAAAATCTTCACCTCTTTTTATCTCATAAGATACATCAGCTTCAGTTGCATCAATTAAGTATTTACGAAAACTAGGAGTCTGACATTCAATTAACTTAAAAATGTCTCGAATATTTCTACAGTCTGTTTCCCAGACTGCTCCAAACTTTGCTATATCTCCATTTAAATAAACTGTTTGCATCTATAATACCCTACTATATACTTTTTCCATACAGAATTAACTGATTCTCTACATGATAATCTATTTACTGCATGGTGTAAAAATAAATCTTCTCCTAAGTAAACGCCGCAATGATTGGGAACTTGTGCCATCATTCTAAAAAATATTAAATCATTTTTCTCTAATGTATCTACTTTTTCAAATCCAAAGGATTGAAATAGATCTTCAAAATAATTCAACCCTTTTTCCCACCAATCATCTTCAAATACTGTTGTTGGTAGTTCAATTTTTAACTCTTTCCTGTAGTAGTCACGAACAAGAGAGTAACAATCATTTTTTCCAAACTCATAGTCTCTTCCTAGTAATGGGTTTCTTGAATAGTCTGGAGTATAAGTATACTTTTGAACTTCTGGAAGAGAGTAGATTATATAAGGTATTCCTAAAAAATCACTTGTCTTCTTATCGTGCTCACTCGCTTCCGGAGAAGCATCGGGGTGACTGTGTACAATTGCTATTAAGTCTCCCATTAAACTTGCTTTTAAATAATCTGTTGAAGATATAACAAAGTTTTCTTTTTTATCTTCTGCTGTATTTTCACAAGGAATCCAGGTGCTTTTACCTCTTTTATTTATTAATAACCCGCACCCCTCTTCTGGGTACTTATCAAATAAATATTTAATTATTTCTTTATCTTCGTTGCTGAACACTCGGGAAGCCTCCAAAAGGTAAAGCTATGTGCTGAGCCGTAGAAATAGCTACTCTGGTAGTAGATCCTTCCTCTAAAGCCTGGAAACGAAGTCTACAAGAAGATACTTTTTTCCCGCATATATCTCCTAGTGTCCAACTTTCACCTTCTTGTATTGTTCCGTGAGTGCCCCCATTTCCTGAGCCCACTTGTGTTTTCTTCTTTACTTGCCATAAAACATTACTATGCAGTATATAGTCGTTATACTTACTATCTGTATAGCCACTATAGTCATGTGCTGAATTATAGGTAACGAAAGTGCGGATTCTTCTCCAAGAATTATTATTATCAGAAGGAGTAGAGTTTGTAGCTTTTATACATTGCCAATTATTATTTCTATTAGAACTTGTTTTTGTACCATCAGAATTAATCTTAGTAAGAGTAACAGAAGTTGTATAATAATTACCGGCAACACCTGTTCCAGAAAAACTAGAAATAGACAACCCTACATAAGGTATAATATACTCATCAAATCGATTCATAAAAAGAGCAGCTCCTGTTGTAACATTACCGAACTTGGCCTCCCAGCTGCAGCCTCCTACTCTATCTTCTCTTGCTACCGAAACGGCTCCTCTTTTATACCTAAAGGGGCAGGCACCTGCGATTACTTGTCGTTTAGGTAGTTGAACTCCTGTAACATCAAAAGGTGCAGTTAGTTCATAAGTAACACTTAAAACATTTCTAGCTTTTAGTCTATCTAGAATATAAGTTACTTTTGGGTATTCTACAGGAGGAGTTGCATCTCCAGTTTCTCCTACGAGATACTTTTGTAGAGTTGTTCTCCGAGTAAGTCTTTTTCCTATAAGATCTTCTAAAGGAGTATTTCCTATTGCACCACTTAGTACATTTCCAATATTTCCTATAGTAATTTCTGGGCGGGAATGCGCTCCATCACTATTAATTTCAAAACCTTCTGCTTCTAAGGGGATTGCGGTATACGTACGCACAGTACCCCCAGTTTCTCGAAAATGGACTGCTGTTATATCATCATCAAGACCCGCAAAAAAGTAAGCCTTACTACTTGTTCCATACTCAAGTTCATAGAGTACAATAAGCGCAGAGCCGGGATCTTGCTTTTGCAGGGTTTTTGCAATATCTGTCATGGCTCATATACTCGTCTAAATGTTGCTGAACAAGAATAAAAACTGTCATAAGCATACTTTTGGTTGTAATCGTCACAAACTACTTTTATTGTGCGCTCGCCTCCTCCTACATTACTATCGGGAATGGTATAGTTAAAAGCAGTTGTTCCTTTTTTATTATCAAAGAAAGCTACTATATCATCAATTTCTGCTTTTGGCCGATTGTTAAAGCTTAAGCTATACGTTTCTTTTAAGCTATTTATACCTTCTGCTACTCTCTGCTCATAGCCATCCCCAAATTGAATTTTAAGAACAGTAGGCTTTACTTTCTTAGTAAAGTTTTTATCTGGTATTCTTTGTACAGAACCTAAATCTTGAAACCCAAGTGCCATTATGCTACTCCTAAGGGACTAAGTATTCCGCCCGGCCGTTTTTGTCTTTGAAGCTCTTCCTGTACTGCTCCAGCAATTACTTTACCTAAATTAACTCCCCCTTGCTCTCCGCCCTCTACATTTGTACTGCCATCGCCCATATTTACGCTTACAGATACATTATTTACTCCACCCCGAGAGCCTGTCATTTCTACAGTAATAGCATTTCCGTTGGGTAAAGGAACAACTGCTTCTGTTCCATGTAAAATTGCTGGATATCCTGCATTTCTTCCTCGTGCAATTCCTCCATCGGAGTATGGCTTCATCACTCCGCCATTTCTTGCTGTAAGGCCTCCTGCTGCTGCGGAACCAAATGCAGAAATAAATGTCATTAGGGCTGTAGAACCTACACTCCTAGCGCTCATTTGACCCCCTGCAGCTACTGTATTAGCAAAAGTATTTGCTGCATTGCTTATAGTTTGAGCACTAGCAGTCTGTAACATACCTGCTTGTTCTTGAGTATCTGCTGCAGTTTCTTGAGCCGCTGCATTTTTATCTACTCTAGGCAAGCCACCAAACGGAGTCATTAATGTGCCGGAAGAGGATTTTGGCACTGTTCCGAAATGCCCTCCTTGCTCTGTAATTTTTTGAAAAATATCTTTGGTTTTGATGATTTCATCAGTAAGTTCTCGAGTAACAGCACTATTATCCTGGACATCTGCGGATAAGTTACCCAGAGCTACAGAAGTTTTTGGTGGGGTACCTACAACATTCCTAGTATTGCCGGGAACCACTGCTGATTGAACTTCTTCTGGAAGACCCGTCCGTCCATACTGTGCAGATAAGGATTTCGCAACGGTTGCATAACGATCTAGTTCATCTTTTATTGCTTTTCCTAGAGTGCCTGCTCCATCTGAAAAAATAGTTTGATACTGAAGCTTTAACTTTTCCTCTTGAGTTTTCTCTGAGCTTGGAAATAAATCGAAAATAGTTTCAGTTAGTATTTTTGACATTTCATTAGCAATAGATGTATATACTCCTTCAGTTATTTTTGTTAAAAAAACTAAAAAGTCATTCTCCTTCCCTGTTAGCACATCAAATATATTTTTTTGCAGAGCTTGTTCTGCTCCGTCTAAAGCTGCTTGATTTAAACGAACCATTTCTGTTCTAGACTCTCTTAATAAATCTACTTGTTCGGTCAATAGGTTTTTTCGAAGAATTAAATTTGTTATAGCATCTTGGTCTTCCTGCTCTAAAACGCCTTTATTTAATATTGCTGCTGATTGATATATAGTATTTATCTGGCCTTGAATATCCGTCATATTATCAAGAAGAGACTGTTCTTCTTTAAAGCTTTTTAATCTCTCTTTTTGAAATTTAGTTAAAAGTTTTGAGTTTCTAACTTCAAATATACTTCTTTTTACTGCTGTATTTTTAGCCGCTGTTATTCTTTTTTGTTCTGTTTCAAAAAGCTTTAAAAGGTCTAATACTCTTTTCTTTCTAATCTCATCTACTGCTATAATTTTAAGTCCAGACCCTTCTACATCTTTATCTATCGCGGCGTATTTCTGCTCTAAAAGTTGCAAATCTTTTATAAGAGGACCATAAGTATTATCTGGTACTAGTTCTCTGAAAGCATCTCTTGCTTTATTTTCAACATCAGGTAACTCTTTATTTAATTCTTGAACTGTTGTAAATAATGATACAAGAGCAGAGTTCGCCCTAGCAAATTGAGATAAATCTAGATTCATACCAAAAATTAGATTACCATCTCTACCTGTAGCAGAACCATCTCGAGCTATTTCTATTGCAGCAATTACGTCATCTAAACTGCCTATAAAATTATTTATTGCCTTAGAGCCTTTTTGAAAATTTTCCTTGGGTATAAGATCTGTAAGTGCAGTTCTTATCATATTAAGCCGCTCTAGTTGTTCATCCGCTAAGTTTCCTAATTCTCCTATGGCTTTTGACGCTCCTGCAACAGAGAGTGTACTAGCTTGCTGTAGAGAGTCTATTAGTTTTCCTATTTGCCGAGCTTCTTCATTAAAATCAATATTTTTCATAAAGTTGCCTAGATTTATGGCAACAGTTTTTGAAAGCTTATCCAGCTCAGTAAATTCTTTGTTTAACTCATTTTGAAGCTCTACAAAACTTGCATTTTCTTCATTTAAACTTTCAAGTATCCCTAAATACTTTTGTTGATCTTTACTCAGAGTATCAAAAGTAATGCCAAATTT